TTATCTTAAGTGGGCGCTCTGAAGACATGAAATTTGATACTATTGATTGGCTGGGTAGGCATGATATTGAAGATTGGGATGGACTGTACATGAGGCGCAAAGGCGATTCAAGGGATGATACTATTGTTAAAAAGGAATTATTCTTAGAATTGAAGCGTGATAATCTAGAAATTACCTTTAAAAATGAAGATTTTATTATTTTCGATGACCGTCAAAAAGTGGTCGATATGTGGCGCGAAATGGGTTTAACTTGCTGTCAAGTTGCGAAAGGAGATTTTTAAGTGATTTTTTGGTTGCAATTTTTAGAGTTTTTAATATATATTATTACTTTTGGTTGGATAACTTATTTATTTAAAACGGAGCAAAATGGAGCAAAGACTTAATTTTAAAGATTTATGTCAATATAAAAAACATGGTCGTGATTATCCGAATGAAGATACAAAAATATATTGCCAAAAATGTTACAGGGCTATTATCTATACAAGTTGGATTAAGGTTTTTGGATCAAAATTAAAGATTGGAGTGTCAACCTCAGATCATCAATATATATGCCCAGCATGTGAAGAAATTAATGATTTCAAACTTGGAGTTGAATGGACAACTCATAATAATTAGTTATATTTTAATAAAAATAGTTTAAACAAAAAATGGGAGAACTAATAGATAATACATGGTGTCAGACATATATGGGATTGCAATTTTGGCCAACAAAACCAGAAATTGATAAAATAAATATTGAAGATATAGCTCATTCGTTAAGTATGCAGTGTAGATTTAATGGGCATGTCAATAGATTTTATTCAGTAGCAGAGCATTGTGTTTTAGTGAGTAGAATTACAAAAACATTAGACGGACTTATGCATGATGCGGCTGAAGCTTATATATCTGATATTCCCAGGCCAATTAAAAATATATTCCCAAAGTATAAAATATATGAGCAAAAAATATCTGATTTAATATACCAGAAGTTTAGTATTGAAAAATTAGATAATACAAAGTATATTGATGATTGTATTTTACATGATGAAAAAGAACAATTAATGCCAAACGCCCCATCAAAATGGGAGTTACTTGGGCAAAAATTGAATATTGAAATATATTGTTGGGAACCTAAATCAGCTAAAAAACATTTTTTAAAAAGGTTTAAAGAGTTAATAATATGAGAATAAAAGAAGGAATAAACTATAGAATATATAATGGCGATTGTGTAACGACTATGGCTGATTATATTCCAGAAAATGAGTTTGATTTATCAGTATTTTCATTACCGTTCGCTGATTTATTTACATACTCAAGTAAGATTGAAGATCAAGGTAATTGCAGAGATAATTCTTTGAATCACAATGATATAGAGAATAAAGGTGAATTTTTTTATACATGGGTGATAACTGCAAAGCAACTTTTTAGGGTTATGAAGCCAGGAACTGTGACGGCGATACATCTATCAAATCTTATAGCTACGCAAGTAAATCATGGATATACTGGTATAAGAGATTTTCATTCTATGGTAAGGGCTGGAATGTGCCGCGCTGGATTTAATATGTATGGAGAGTTTGTTATTAAGAAAAATCAGCAAGCGGTCAGCATAAGAACTCATGCCAGTACGTTAACGATGGCAACACATGGACGCGATACTGCAAAACTAGCTCCATGCTATAATGATTATGTAGTGTTATTTAAGAAGCCTGGTGACAGATCAAAACCAGTAAAACCTGCTAGATTCGACAAAGATACATGGATCGAATGGGCATCAGGAATTTGGACTGATATTAAAGAATCTGACACGTTACAAGTGCGTGGCACTAAAGAAAATGATAGAGAAAAACATGTATGTCCACTTCAATTGACAGTTATTGAACGCATTACTATGATGTATTGCAATCCCGGAGAAAAATGTTTTTCCCCATATGGTGGCATTGGATCAGAACCGTATCAATTTTTAAAATTGGGGCAACACGCAACCGCTATAGAGCTAAAAGATAGTTATTTCGATCAAATGAAAAAGAATCTTGATAAATTAGAGTCTAAAAAAAGTATACAATCACAATTTTAATATGATTATTGATAAAATAAAGTCTGAAAACATAATAATAGATAGGGATATAGCTAAAATTAAAATCGGGGATAATTATAATATTGATGATTATAATTTATTTATGTGGCTCAGATCATCATTACCTAGTTATGATTTTGAGTATATTGATGAGAAACCATACATTGTGACCGATAAAATTAATTTAAATTTAGTCGATTCTCATAATAATTTTAGTGAGCTGTCTAACCATCTATTTGATTACCAAAAGTTTTTTACGAATATATGCCTAAATAAAAAAAAGTTTGCGCTATTTCTTGATACAGGATTAGGTAAAACATCAATCGAAATTGAAATAGCTAGTCAATTAGCTAAGAATAATATAAAATCATTGATAGTTTGTCCTTTAATGGTATTATCTCAATTTGAAAGAGAAATTGATAAATTTTATCAAAATTTAAAAATACATAATATCAGAAATAGCTCATTAGAAGATTTTAAAAATTCTAATGACAAAATAGGATTAATTAATTTTGAATTCTTTAAAAAAGAAAAGGACTTGTTGGGGATAAGTGGATTTATACTTGATGAAAGTTCAATTTTAAAATCTGAAAATGGTGTGTACGGTCGCAATATTATTTCAAGTTGCAATAAGGCTGGGATAGAATTTAGATGTGCAGCATCAGCCACTCCTGCTCCAAATGATTACGCTGAACTAGCAAATCATGCGCTTTTTTTGGGTAAAATAAAAACTTACTCTCAATTCTTTGGTGATTGGTTTCAAAAAGATTTTAAAGATCAAACAAAATGGATATTAAGACCGCATGCTAAATCTAAATTTTATGCGTATTTAAATTCATGGTCTGTTATAATGCGCCATCCTGACAAATTTGGATTTAATGATAATACAAAGTTACCGCCAGAATATTACTTACATATTGATGACATTGGTTTAACATATGACCAGAATACTAATGTAAAGACATTTATATTCGATAATAAACATAAAAACCAAGACAGTAAAAAATGGCAGCAAGATTTTTTTGAAGATGAAGATATTAATATTGATAAAATACCTAAAGGAATTACAATAAGAAATAAACTTGCTCAAATTTCCAGAGGTTTTTTTTATAAAACTATAAATAAAAAGAAAACAGTAACAGATATTTATTCATATAAACCACAATATGTTTATAGAAAATGCTATAATGAGTTCCCGAATGAACAATTTTTGATATGGGTTGAGCTAGATTATGAAGAAAATAAATTAGCTGAAATCTTTCAAGGGCATAACGATTACAAAATTATTAATGGCAAAACAAAGCTTGATGATAAATCCACGATTATAAATGATTTTATTAATGGTGGCATACGTATATTGATCACAAAACCAAAAATAGCTGGATTTGGATTGAATTTGCAGCATGTTAATAAAATGATATATTATGGCATTAGTGATTCATATGAAAAGTTTTATCAGTCATTAAGAAGATGTTATAGGCGTGGTCAAGAAAAACATTTAGACGTATGGGTTCCAATAACAGATTTAGAGAAACCGATAATGGATAATGTTAATCTTAAAAGCGATTCATGGGAAAATCTAATAATTGAACAAGAGAAATATTTTATTAACAATATAGATAATAATAACAATGAATAATCATAAGATACCACTTTCAGATCAAGAAAAAAAATATCAATCCTATATTGAAGAACATATTGAGAATGTAAAATTAATATGGGATAAAATTAAAAATAATCAGGAAAGAAAACTTGATGATGCGCATTGTCATGTGATTGACAAGCAAATTGCAATACATGATCACTCAAAAAAGTCTTTTGAGGAGTTTAAACCTTATCAAGCTAATTTTTTCCCAAACGATAATGATAAAATATTTCCAGAACTTATTAAACAGCAGTTTGAGGTTGCATGGAATCATCATCAGAAATACAATTTACATCATTGGGAGTACTGGGTTTTAGTTGATGATACAGGATATAAAGTGCTTGATATGCCATTTAATTATATTATCGAAATGCTTTGTGATTGGTCTGCTATGAGTTTAAAATTCAATGATAAACCGTCATCTTTTTATAACAAAAATAGGTCTAAAATGATATTGTCGGAAGATACAAGAGAATGGATCGAATTATATATTCATATTTTCAATGGAGTTGTTAAAAACCTGCTATCAACTAAGGAAGATTAGTGAAATTTAAAAAACATTTTTGCGATACAGACCAGCCATATAACGAAATAAAATGGAAAATTATAGATTGTCAAATAAAAGACAATGACGGCAATATTAAATTCGAGATGAAAGACGTTGAGGTTCCAGAATCTTGGAGTCAGTTGGCGGCTAATATATTAGCGTCTAAATATTTCAGGAAATCAGGAGTGCCAAACGATCGCGGCCATGAGTGGAGTCTGAAACAAGTTGTTGATAGGGTTGTGGATACAATTGCAGAATTTGGGTGTTGGCATAATTATTTTGCGTCATCTACATCAAAATTTAATTTCATTAATGATCTTAAATGGCTTTTAATTAATCAATATGGAGCTTTTAATAGTCCGGTATGGTTTAATGTTGGGCTTTGGAATAAATATAATATTCAAGGAACTGGTCAAAATTGGATTTACGATTTTGGGTGCGACGATTATTATCAGCCAGAAAATCAATACGAACGACCGCAAGTAAGCGCGTGTTTTATTCAGTCAGTAGATGATGACTTGATGAGTATTTTTGAACTTATTAAGAATGAAGCTTCTATATTTAAGTACGGCAGTGGGAGTGGTTCCAATATGTCTAATTTGCGTGGGGCTAATGAGCAACTTAGTGGTGGTGGTAAAAGTTCTGGGCTGATGAGCTTTTTAAAGGTACTTGATAGCGCGGCAGGAGCCATTAAGAGTGGTGGAGTTACTCGCAGAAGTGCAGTTTTAAGGGCTTTAGACGTTGATCATCCTGAAATTTTAGATTTCATTGATTGGAAAATTGTTGAAGAAGATAAAGCAAAAGCTTTAATTGCTCAAGGTTATGATTCTGATTTTAACGGCGAAGCTTATGCGACTGTTAGCGGACAAAATAGCAATAATGCGGTCAGGCTAACCGACTCTTTTATGAAAGCGGTTGAAAATGATGAGGATTGGTCGCTGATAAACAGGACTGACGGAGAAGTTTGTGAGATTTTAAAAGCTCGCTATATTTTTGATAAAATTTGTAAAGCCGAATGGAAAGTTGCTGATCCTGGAGTTCAGTTTGATACAACAATTAATAATTGGAATACATGTAAAGAGTCGGGTAAAATTAAGTCGTCGAATCCATGTAGCGAGTTTATGTTTCTTGCCGATTCAGCTTGTAATTTGTCAAGTTTAAATTTAGCTAAATTCTTTAAGGATGTAAAATTCGACCATGAATCATTCCAAAAAGCTTGCCGAATATTCATGACAGCACAAGATATTTTGGTAGACTTAGGTAGTTATCCAACAAAAGAAATTGCTAAAAATTCCCATGAATTTAGACCTTTGGGACTGGGTTATTCTAATCTTGGAACATTGCTAATGCTTGCTGGCTATGCTTATGATAGCGATGAAGGAAGAGATTTTGCTAGTTTAGTGACTAGCATTATGACTGGCACTGCCTACAAAACAAGTGCGGAATTAGCTGAGAAATTAGGCGCGTTTGATAAATATGAAAAAAATAAAGTGCCAATGGATGATGTATTGGAAAAGCATTATCAATGTAATGAGAAGTTAGTTAATTTGACATACTATGAAGGTGATGCAAGACTAGAATATTTAGCTGATTCAGCCAGGAAAATATGGGATAAAGTAGCCGATCATGAAGAAACACCTAAATTTCGCAATGCACAAGCCTCAGTTGCCGCGCCTTGCGGGACAATAGGTTTGCTTATGGGCTGTGACACAACAGGAGTTGAACCAGCATTTTCACTAGTAAGCTACAAAGCTTTGGCTGGCGGTGGAAACTTAAAAATGGTAAATAGCTCAGTTAAACAAGCTTTGGAAAATTTAGGGTATAGTGAAAAACATATTGGCACATTGATGATAGATATAGAACATTTTGGTAATTTTGAAGAAAATATAACCAATGGATTATACGATAAACATCTCCCCATTTTCGATTGTGCCATGCAGTCAGGAAGCGGCAAGCGTTTTATTGAACCGATGGGACATGTTAAAATGCTAGAAGCTGTTCAACCATTTTTATCAGGATCTATTAGTAAAACAATTTCATTGCCCAATGACGCAACAGTTGAAGATATAAAAAACGTATTTATCGAGTCGTGGAAACGCGGATTGAAGGCAGTCACAGTTTATCGAGACGGATCAAAAGGATCGCAACCGTTGACAACTAAAAAAGAAAGCAGTGAAAAACAAGTTTTAGGGTCAATTGAAAAATCTGATGGTTCAAAATCTGATATAGTTGTAACTGGAAAACTTGGGGACACCAAGATAGTAGACAAAAAATTAAAATGGGGTAAATCTCATAAACCTCCAAATGTAAGAGATGGAAAGACTTGGGAGTTTAAAGTAGCTGGCGAAAAAGTTTTCCTTAGAAGCGGTGAATATGAAGATGGAAGTTTGGCCGAAATATTCATTGATCTTGGATACAAGGAAGGATCAACGGTACGTTCATTAATGGATCAATTTGCTATTAGTATTTCATATTGCTTGCAACATGGAGTACCAGTAAAAACATTAGTTAATAAATTTTCTTTTACTAAATTTGAACCGCGTGGAATGGTAACTGGACATCCATTCTTAAAGACGGCCACATCTATTCCAGATGCTATTTTTAGGACATTAGAAAGGTATTATTTAACTAATAGTAATGAAAATATTGGTGAACATAATATCGGTTTTTCTGAGCCGTTGATAGATGTAAAAGTAGATTCTGGCAATCATCAACCATGCTCAAATTGTGGTGGAGTTGATTTTTTAAGAACCGGAACATGTTTTGTTTGTTCTACATGCGGCGATAGTCAAGGATGTAGCTAATTTAATAACGCTCTTGGTAAATCCAAGAGCTATAAATTAATTGGTTGACATAATTGTAAAATGTAAATATATTGTTAGTTATATTTTTATAAATCAATTTAAAACTTAATAACAAGGTAAAATGGAGTTTGAAAAAAAGTATTTTGCGAGATGGTGGATTTGGATTGTTGGGATGCTAATTTTAACAAGTATTATTTTTGGTGGTCTTAGATATTGCGGTATGATCGGCGATACTATTGCTGAACGAGTGATTTTTGAAAACAGCTTTCAATATAAAGAAGCCAGAAAGACAGAAATAGCAACATTTCAGGCACAATTAGCAGAAATTGAGAGAAGATTGACCTCTGAAAATGATCCTCAAATTAGAAATAACTTAGAAGCTCAAGCAGCTTCTTTAAGAATTCATTTAAATGTAGCTAGGAGCAAATAATATGAAAAGAAAATTTTTTGGTATTACAATTTTGATGTGTATTTGTTTGGTATTGATGGGACAAAGTTGTCAAACAAGGAATGTAGAGGCAAAACGTGAAGCAGAAAAAGTAAATCGACAGCAATCGCAATATGCAAAAGGGCAACCAGTTCCAGGTTTTGATTGGTCATTGGAGCGACACTTGATGATTGAACTTTATAAATTGCGTAACATGAAAGTTACAACTCATGCCGTCTGGCGGTCTGATTATGGAATGATCGAATATGATTGTCCTAGTTTGGGATATGGTTTGCCGTATGATGTAAGTTTGACAAATCCATTAGTAGCTATTGGTGATAGTTATCATTCAATAACGGCTATTGAACAAGCAGAACCAAATGGAATATTCGCTTCAAAAAATACATCTGCTACCTGGGTTATGTGTGTAGGAGACGCAGGAAGTTTAGAGCCTGTTTATATAGAATCTAAGGTGACTATATTCCCATGGCCTGTAAAAGTGGATTATAAAACTAATCGAGTTCGTAAGTCTGGAAAAGCTACTGTAACCATTTCAAATAAATAATTTTTAACAGGTCATCTTTATGGCCTGAAAATAAAATAAATATGAGTTATCAAAAAGAAGTCTATATAGGTTCATACGTTGAAATGAAGCCTAAGTTAGTTGAGATAGAAGTTAATCTTTATAAATGCAATTGTGCGGCTACTGAAACACTATATAAGCCGATTGAGAATTTTTGTGGCATATGCGGTAGTAAAATTATTAAGATGAAAGCTATAACTAGTCGAATACAAACTCTTTATGATTTATTGCCAGAAAATGATGAAAGTTTAAGCGATCCGTATTTAGATGATAGATTAAGCGATGGAAAAATCTATGGCGTAGCGAATTTCGATTATAAAAGTACTATTAATAATTCGGATCAAATTGCATTAACCACAGAAGAAATTAGGCAGGATATTGATAATTTCACAAATCATTTTAATGATATTATCGAACATCTAAGGCCACAATGTGAGACTTTGGAAATAAAGTTTGGAGTTATTCAATATTATTCTTGACAGAAACAGTTTAGCTTGATATTGTTAGTTATGTTTTTTAGTAAATAATTTAAAACTTAAAACTAGTGAATTATGGATCATCATATAGAAAAAACTTTAGACATAAAACTAAACGAAAAAGAAGCAAGATCACTGAGAGACATTATTAATAAATTAAGTTCAGATGAAACACTACAAATTATTGAAGATTTAGATGAGGCTTTACTTTGGTTCCTCAATGATATAAACGGTGTTCGTTAAACTATGAAAATAATAACTGAAATCGAAATATTTGATAATCCTATATTTTGTGAATCAAAATTAAGTGGATGCCAGTTTATCAGTTTTTCATTTTGTTCATTGTTTAAGGAATTTATAACCATGGAATGTCCCCGCAAAAAATGTCAAAAGTGTTTAAACGAGATTAAAAAAGTTAAAAAATAATATGAGTGGATATAGTTGCATAGGATTATTTAATCCAAAAAATCCCGCTAATGTCGGATCAATCATGAGGGCCGCTGGATGTTATAATGCGAGTTCTGTATTTCATACTGGACAAAGATATAAACGATCTAAACAATTTATTACTGACCCACTGAAAAATTATCGCCATATTCCATTAACGCATGTTGATGATTTAAGAAATTCAGTTCCATTTGATTGTGTTCCTGTTGCGGTTGATTTAATAGATGGCGCAACTCCTTTGCAATCATATAAACATCCTGAACGAGCATTTTATATATTTGGGCCAGAAGATGGCACACTTGGAAAAAATATTTTATCATGGTGTCGGGATATTGTTTATATTCCCACTAAAAGTTGTATGAATTTAGCCGCTACGGTCAATGTTGTTTTATATGATCGATTAGCCAAAGAATTAAAAGAGTAAAAATGGAAGAACAATACGGAACTAGTTTAGATAGAGTGAAATATTTGTGTACTCGTATTTGGAGATGTATGCAAAGAGAAGATGCAAACGTGGGGGAGTCAAGACTTGCTGCGGAGTATTTTCTGGAAAATATGATTTATTGTGACAGCGGGAAAAAGGTTGAAAGCCCAAATATGCGAGTAACTAAAAGAAAAAATAAAACTGTTTTTAATTATATAGGTGACGAAAATGAAAAATGATAAAATATGTTGGGATTGTAAATTAATGGATATTTGCAAAGTATTTCAGAAATATAGTTCATGTGGAAGCGTACACGTCGATGAACAGCAAAAAGCTGAATACATGAAAGCTTTGCTTAAATTTACATCAAAATATTGCAAACATTATACATCGTAAAAATATGATAGATAAAGACAAGTCATATACTGATTGGGGACAATTTGATAATATGCAAGCCCTTGATATTGACTATAGTGATATACCTGAGATAACAGATGAAGAATTTAAAAAATCGCATATCGATATTAACCACTGGAATTATCGAGTAATAGAACATCATGATGAAGAAAATGAAAAATATTATCAGATTCATGAAGTCTATTATGATAGAAATAATAAGGTTGTTTTGTATGGGGAAAATCCATCATATCCAATAGGAGAAACAAAAAAAGAATTACAAGGCGATATTGAGAATATGTTAGAATCATGTAAAAGACCATTTTTAAAACTAAAAGACTTACCAGGGTAGTATGAAAGATTGTCCATATACGACCGCATGTGATTTTATTAGACTCGCTGGTGGACATGATCAATCAGGAAGTTTAAAGTTGACTAGAAGCGATGCAAGTAATATTATTAGCAAAGTTGCTGAATCTTTAAATATGAAAGACGAGATTTTTGCTTTAAAACTCAAAAATGCTTGCGACTCAAAATCAGATCATGAAAAAGAAAAAGAAGCACAAGCATCAGCGAGAGAAGTAAGTTGTATTTCCTAATTATTAAAATTTGAACGGAGAAAAAGATGTTTAAAATTGAAAAAAATATTGAATTGCCAGACATCCGCATGACTCATAAAGATAAATATCCCTTAAGTGAAATGAAAGTTGGAGATTCTTTTTTTGTACCTATGAGCAATTGGCAAAGTAGAATTAAAATCAAAAATGTGCAATCTAGGATTTATGCGGCTATAAGAAATCTTAAGGAAAAAAAATCATATACTTCTCAAGATATAAAATTTACTATGAAAAAAGTGGATGGTGGGGTTAGATGTTGGCGTGTAAAGTAATATTTGATTGATAAATTATGGTCTGGCAATATTTAGCTGAATATTGTTAGACCTTTTTTACATTAATAAAATTATAAACGCAGTGATATGAAAATGAATAAAAAGATTATTTTGGCTACTAGTATTGTTTTTGTTATATTTATTTTTGGTTTAATATTTTTCAATTCTCATGGTAACGAAAAAATAAATTTAAAAATAAAAGATATTCAGGAGTATTCAAGTAAAATAACTCAAATTTTTAAGAAAACTAATAGTTACAAGAAAAGATTATTTGTTGTTGATTTTAAAGGAGACAAAAAAGGCAGTCAAGTTGATAATTTACAAAAAACTATTACGAGTATAATTGAAAACTCCAATCAAAAAGATCATGTTTTGGTAAGATTAGAAAGTCATGGCGGAGCAGCACATGTTTATGGTTTAGGAGCATATGAGTTATTGAGAATCAGAAATGCTGGACTTAAACTTATAATTTCAGTTGACAGGGTAGCAGCGTCAGGCGGATATATGATGGCATGTGTCGCAGATGAAATTATCGCAGCTCCTTTTAGTTATATCGGCTCAATCGGGGTATATTCTGGAGTTCCTAATTTTTCAGGAATTATGGATGAACTTGGAATCGTCTATGAGAGATTTACGGCGGGAAAATATAAAGGCGGTGTTCCAATATTTGCGCCTATAACAGATAATGATAGGAAACATCAGCAAGATTTTGTGAATAGGATATTTAATCAATTTAAAGATTTCGTTAAAAAGAATAGACCAAAGCTTGATATTGAAAAAATAGCTACTGGTGAGATATGGACGGCGCAAGAGGCAATTAAAACTGGTTTAGTTGATAAAATATATACATCTGAAGAATTAATATTAGAGTATAAATTCAATGGATACAATATTTTTGAGGTACGACACATTAAGATTGACACAAAAAAACTAGTGTGGAAAAAATTATTAAACAAAATTTTCCCATTTTTTTAATTGACAAACTAACCGCAACTATTATACTATTTAATTTTAGGAGTAATTATGAGTTTAGATGTAAGTTTATATGACATAGGAAAAATCACAGGTAACCGATTTTATTTATTTGAAGCCAATATAACACATAATCTTACGGAAATGGCTGAAGCCGCCGTAATTTATAAGGAACTATGGAGACCTGAAGAGATTAACGCGACAAGGGCAAAACATATAATCATGGCATTAGAAAGAGGGTTAGCTGATTTAAAAGCTCGTCCTAAATATTTCAAACAATACGATTCTCCTAATAAATGGGGTGTATATGAAAATTTTGTTCCATGGGTTGAGAAATATTTAAACGCTTGCAAAAAATATCCTGAATCTTATGTTGAAGTTGATAGATAATGAAATCTAAATACGGCGATTTAAAAAATATGTTTAGTCGCAAGAAATAATTACATTTTGATTTTTTAGGCTCGGCTCATGATTTTTGGTTTGCTCAACCTCATATATTATTAATTCATAATGTCGGGCCTATTTTAAATAGCGGCGCATTTACAGAAAATAAACACTTGAATAATTCAGCACATAAAATAATACAAATAACAGATTGCTTTAAAAATCATCAACAGATTTATATTGTGTCTGAAGATTCGATTGAAGAACATCAAGATTTTATTGAGCAATTAAAGGCAAAGAATGTTACAGGAATTTGGAAAAGAAGAAAAGTTTTAAATTATTTTTACAAAATGAAAGAAAAGTTGTTGACAGAAGTAAAATGATTTTGATATATTGTGTATACCAAGTAAGCGGTAAGATGATTTGATTTAATTTTTTAGCTTTAACACAACATTATAGAAATCGAATCGGAGTCTTGTTTTAGCGGGCTATAGACTCTTAAAGCTCCCTCTTATCGCTTTGATCATGATTAGCTCAAATGCTTCATTTGATTAATTTCATTTGAGGCATTTTTTATATTATACCTATAAAAAATATATGACTCACTCAGAACTTGTTGAGGTTGCGTATAATTGGCTTTTAAAATCTGCTAGATGTTCTTTTGCATTTAAAGAATTGACCACTTATACTCTTGAACAACCAGACGCTATTGGATGGAAAAATGGATACTCTGTGTTAATTGAATGCAAAACGTCTCGATCTGATTTTTTTGCTGATCAAAAGAAAGATTTCAGAAAACATGAATATCTTGGCGTGGGCAAATATCGTTTTTATATGGCTCCTGAAGGATTATTAACTATCCGAGATATTCCTGAAAAATGGGGATTTTTAGTTGTCGATGAAAAATGCAAAGTTAAAAAAATATTAGCTCCTGAAGGAAATATATGGTGTAATTGGCCAACGTTTAAAACACATACACCGTCAGAAATTACAATGCTTTGTTCAGCACTGCGAAGAGTTCACAAAAATAATGATTTAGAAAAAATATTTTAAAACATGAAACCACTATTTATCCCACTGAAAACAGAATATTATGAAGCCTTTAAATCTGGCGCAAAAACTGAAGAGTTGAGACTTTTTGGAAAGCGATGGAATAACGAGACTTGTAAAATTGGCCGTGAAGTAATTTTGTCAAAAGGATATGGAAAACACGATAGAATGAAAGGTATAATTTGGCAATTTGCTTGTCAGCATGGGACGGCGTTTAATGATCGAGATACAGAGTCTATAAAGGCAATTTACGGAGAATTGAACATTTATATAGCTCGAATATTTATTAAAGATTTAAAGCCTATTACAGCATAATTATGAACGCATTAGTAAAACAAGTTGGGGGAAATCATTATAAAGATTTCAAAATTCAGCCTGTAGAATTTGCAACTAAAAATAATCTTTCATTTTTGCAGGGTTGTATTGTAAAGCGAATATGTAGATACAATTTGCCAACAGGCAAAGGTAAAGAAGATATTGAAAAAATCAGACACGAGCTTGACTTAATTTTAGAGCTAGATGAATTTTTTACAAGAAAATAGTTATGAATATTAATGTATTGCACATGATGGTGGGATTGCCAAGAAGTGGCAAATCAACCGTGTCAAAAGAAATGGGATTCCCCATTGTAGAGCCTGATGCTATTAGATTAGCCATGCATGGGACATTATGGAATGCTGAGGTAGAGCCATTAATATGGGGTTTTGCACATACAATGGTTAGATCATTGTTTTTAGCTGGACATACTAATGTTATTTTAGACGCTACAAATCATACAAATGAAAGGCGTAAAATGTGGCAAGATAATTTGTGGGTTGTTAAATATCATCTAGTTGATACATGTGAGGAAATTTGTATTCAGCGATCAAAAGATACTGAAAGGGATTATTTAATACCAATAATTAAGCGGATGGCTTCTAATTTTGAACATCCAAATGCTAGTTCAGATTGTTAAAAATAAAATTGTTTATTTACTAAGCCTTGATTGACGTTATTCTCCGTTGCGTTGGTTGGGGCTTTTTTGTTTTAAAACCATAGAAATCGAGTGAATTAAAAAAAATAATGGACAAAAATAAATTATTAGCGACTGCCATTAAAGTAGCGGTTGAGGATCATGACGGACAATTTGATAAAGGCGGCGCGCCTTATATTCTACATCCAATGCATTTAATGAACCAAGTAATGTTTGATACGGAACTTGCTATAATTGCAGTTCTACATGATGTATTTGAAGATTCGTCTATGGATTTTAATTATTTGGAGTCATTGGGATTTAGTGAACGAGTTTTAACCGCGCTCGATTTACTTACACATTATTCTTGTGAAAATTATATAAAAGTATATATTAAGAAAATTTGTTCTAATTACGATGCTATCAGAGTAAAGCGAAAAGATTTAGAGCATAATTCTGATATAACGAGACTGAAAGGATTGAGCGCGGAAGATTTCAAGCGAATTAAAAAATATCATAAAGCGTTTCAGATATTGGGTGAGGCTAAGAAAGCATTTATCGCTTGACAAAATTATATCATTGGTAATATATTATATATTGTTTAGTAAGTTAAATTTTAAAAGAAAAATAAAATAGGTAAAAAATAATGAAAAATAACTATGTAAATGAATATCAATGTCCTGGATGTATTTACGGCGGGAATGAATGTTTTAAAGAAAATGAAATTGGTATAGGATGCAAGTCTCATTGTCCTTCTACATATATAATGGGGTTAGGTAAAATATTTTTAGGATTAGATCATGGCTTTAACCGACTTGGAAGATTGCCTGAGACTCAGTTATGTATATTTGAAAATCATGAGCAACAGAAAAGTGTGTGGGAATATGATTATTTAAACATGCCTGTTTGGAAATATTTGAATAAAAATAATCATGTAATTATTAGAGGTATGTTGCCAAGAATAAATGAGCCATTTATCCACGTAATACTTGAAAATTGTATAGATAAAATTGAATGTTTTGAGATTACAGATGAACATTTAAAAAAGATTGATTGATACAATTGGCAACTATACTATTATTATATATATGAAAAAATCTAACAAAAACTAAAATATGAAACTATTAAATATACGCCGTGGTTTTGCAACAAATAGCAGTTCGACACATTCAATTATCGTTTATAACGGTAAAGATTCAAGAGATCATGATGAATTTGGATGGCAGGAATTTATATGTAGCTCAAAAGAAGCTAAAACATCTTACTTTGCTCAATCTCTTTACGCCTCAATGCCGTATAAGATGGATGAGTCAAGGCAGATTCAAATAATAAAAGATACTTTCCCTAACTATCAAGGAGAATGTGGCGGATATGTCGATCATCAATCTCTTTTTAGATGTCCACAGTATTTGAACGGTCAACTTGCCACAGATTTTTATAAAGCTTTTGCTGATCATATAATAAATAACGATACTTTATCTATAGTCGGCGGCAATGACAATGAAGACAGTTATACCTTTGGAGATTATGAACAGTTTCATTCTTACATAGAGACAGATACTGACTATTTTATTAGAAAAGAACAATATGGATGAGTTTTATTTAATCAATATAACGGCACAAAATTACGAATAGGAAATGATCATGAAGTTATAGAAGACTTTGAAACATACGTGCCAGAATTAGTTGATTTAAAAATAACTGACTATTGTGATAAAAAATGTAAATTCTGTTATCAAGATTCAACAACAGAAGGAATACATGCTAGACTTTATAATATAGATAAAATATTAGAAACCCTCAGCGAATCAGGAGTATTTGAAGTTGCAATAGGCGGAGGAGAACCAATATTTCATCCAGGTATTATTAAAATACTTGAAAAATGCAAAAAATATAATATTAAACCGAATATCACAACTGCCGATTATGATTGGTTTGAATATGAATCATTTCGCAATTTAATTAGCTCTTTTGTTGGCGGCATTGGAGTTTCAATAACATCAATTTCAGACTTAAAAAGGTTGAAAAAAATATTAAAAGGAGATGATAGTGGCATAACTTTTCATTATATATTGGGTATGCAGTCGATAGAACGTTTTAAATCAATTCTAAATTATGTGAATACAAATTTTAAATATAAAACTATCGTATTGCTTGGTTATAAAAGCACAGGAAGAGGTTCCAATTTGCAAGAAGTCCAGTATAAACAAGATTGGGTAAAATTAGCTAAAAAATATGAATATGTGAGTATTAGTATTGATACTAAATTAGCGACTATGTATAAACATTTTTTAGATAAAAATAACATCAACGACAAAACATACTACCAATCTGAAGGAGTGTATAGCAAATATATTGATGCTGTTAATTTAACTGTTGCTGAATCTTCATATAGCGGACAAGGAAAAGCTTTATGTGATGATAAATCTTCATGGCTTAGTAGGCATGATGTTGAGCGTTTAAAAAACTTGTTAGTAGATGTTTAATGAGTACAAATGAAAATATCAGAATTACAAAAACTATTAGATGATCTAGTTAAAAATGGCTTTGGAGAAGCCGAGGTTTGTCTTAATATTCAAACTAATGTCAAGCTTACTGGCAGTGATAATTTTACAGATTTAGGCAGTTATTTTATACTTATTAATGGATTAAAAACTAAACTTGTATTAAATCCAGGCGATACGCCGTTAACTAGAGATAAAAATGAATAAATCATCGTGTGATAAATGCGCATTTCAACATGATTGCGAGGTGAACAAAAGCAAAGATAATCTCATCGCAAAATTTGAATTGCAACATGAAAGTTTTAAGAAAAAATGTCAGGATTTTGAGCGATTTTTAAATATGGCAATTATAAATCAATGCGCGTATTATGAGGATTAAAGTATGAGTAAAATTTATATACTTTCTACATATGATGAATATGGGGCTGAAAATGTAAAAGCAACAACTAATAAAAATAATGTCATGAAGTTGGCTGAATTAGTTATAAGTGAATCAGATATACGTGAGTTAAACTTAAATGAAAAAGCAAGACTAGGAGTAATATTAAGGCTTGATGACTTAACAAGTAAAGATGGCGAGAATATTAGCGAAGGATGGGGCGGTTTAATGATTCACATAGTTGAGGATTCTAAATGAAATTGATGGTTTTGAGGAAATATGCAAGAGATTAAAAAATGAAAAACCTATCTAAAAAACTAATACTGACATGCGTATTAATTGCATGTTTTTCCGGTTTATTGTATGCTGGAAATTGGGCTAATAAACTGCCGATAGGTTCAATCGTATGCGAGAAAAAAGATCATCTTAATCAAATTATGGACGCTTTAGTTGATAAGGATAATCGCGCTTATAATTATCTATTTACTAGCAGTAAATGTGTTAAAACGAAATTACCATTTGAGATAACTGTTATTGATGCTGGATTGTGGAGCAACAGAGCTAATATCAGAATTTATTTAGGTAAACGAGCTTTTGAAATGTGGACTTTTACTAAGAATGTGAGGATAAAATAGTACAAATATATTTACAACCTAAGTTGGAGTTAAAAAATGAGAGATATAGCAGAAGAATTGATAAATTTGAAGTTTAAGGAAACAGATACATTTAAAGATTGCCTTGATATGTTTTATTCAGTTATGCGTAAACATAAGATAAAAAACGGAACTAAAGAAGAAAATGGCGGAGTCTTATTAGCAAATCACGATTGGACAATGTGTCAAATACTGTTTATTGACAGAATACGATCTTTTTTTGAGATTGATTGTTTTTTATTTAATGAAACTCCAGAAGATTTACTAGTTTAATATATGGATGATATAAGTAAATACCGTTGGTATCAGTGTGATCTCATAGAAAAAGATGGTAGCCGTAAATTTGCATGGAGATTTATTGCTAAAAGTTATCAAGATGCCAAAGATAAAATAGCAATCCTTGTATATGATTTTTGCAAAAAACCAATTGTCGGTAGATTTAGAAAATCTCTTTTAAATCGCAAGATCGATGAATTTGATATTTTTGAAGTACCTGATGAGGTATTAAGCCGATATAATTTGAACAAAAAAGATGAAGTAGAAGATTTTTATAATAGGATAAAAGGGTGAAATAATGGGTGAAAAAGGAAATGCAATTATGATGAGTTTTGGATTGTTTCTTGTGTGTTTGTTATGGGCAATGATAATTGTGAATTAGGCAAAATAATGGAAAAATATATCTATAAAAACCCTATTGACAATGGCTTTATTAAATTCAAATTAAGCCGCCGTCAGCATGAAAAGTTATTCCCAAAAAGAAAAAGAAATTGGGCAACCCATTATGATTATTATATGTCAGATGATGACTTTCTGATGCATAGAACGAGTACTGTATTTTTTAAAATATGTGCTGTTCTGGCTTTTCCTTTAGTTATTTTAATGGAAGGAGCGTCAAATATGAAAGAAATTTTAATGTATTACTCTGATTTATTTAATGAAAAGCAGCACGGAAGTTTTCACTGTGATTCGGTTGACGCTGGTACTGAAAAATATAATCAAATTAAAACTAAGATGTGAGGTTTAGCTTAAGCAAGGAAGGTGAATTTTAAATAACCGGGATTCCGGTGAATAAGAAGGATGACTATGAGCAAATATATTTATAAATCCCCAGTTGATAATGGTTTTATCAAGTTCAAATTAAGCCGCCGTCAGCATAAAAAGTTATTCCCAAAAATAAAAAGAAACTGGATGAACCACCGTGATTATTATATTTCTAAGGATGAATTTATAATGCACGGCACTCCAACAATACTTTTTAAGATAGTTGCAATTTTATTTTTTCCAGTATTTGTCTTATTGGGGGGATTTTTAAACATTAAACAAATGATTCAGGGATATTATGATTTATTTCATGTAAAAGGATGCGGAGACTTTGAAATGAACTCGGTTGATTCTGGTACTGAAAAGTATAAAGAAATAGTTCAATTATCTAAAGTAAAATTTAAGTGTTGAAAAAATTACAAATTACTTTATACTTAATTGTAAATATTTAGGAGAATAAATGGAAGCTAGAGATAATTTATTTAGAGGTAAAAATGAGGAAGGAGAATGGATCGAAGGTTTTTATGTTTTTCAAGAAAAAGATCAATGCGAATATAATCGTAAGCATTTAATTTTTCGCAACAATCCATTGGGTGTTTACAGAACAGAAGTTATCCCAGAAACGGTCGGGAAATATACTGACTTGAATGACGGCGAGGACTTTGACGGTGAAAAAATGTTTTCTGGTGATATAATCGAGGTAGATTGGAATGGAAAACGCGAAAAAGCATTAATATGGTTCACAGGCGGCTCTTTTGTTTATGAGCTGTCATGTGGTAGCTTATTCCATCTTGATGACGCTGATAACCCTAAAATCATCGGCAACAAAACAGACAACCCGGAACTCTTGGAGAACAAAAAATGAGCGATAAAGTTAAATATACCAAAGTGGAGCGGTGGGGATGGGATTGTCCATCATGCGATCACTGGAATGAAGAAGATGACGATCCCGGATATTGCGAGGAGTTATTCTGCGAGGAATGCGAATTAGGATTTACTGAATTTAAAGAGGATTGAAAAATGAAAAATAAAATGTGCTTGATTATAACGGTTTTATTCCTAGCCATAGCATCCACTGCTTATGCGAACAAAGAAGGAGACAGAGGCTTTGGACGAGGTATCTCAGGCGGTGGACAAATGAGTCCAGGATTCAACCGTGGCGGAGGACGCGTCAGTAATAGCACAGCGCATTCACGTTGGAGCCCAACGGCGAAGGACAAGGCGCGTGATAAGCGCGCCCAGAACTTCAAACGTGAGGTAGCTGAGTGGGTATTTTTTCCGCTTTTCAAAGGATGGGGCGTGGTATTCCAGGGCGCGGAGAAAGCTCACGCGGCATTAAAAAAGGAAGCCGCAAAAACTAAGAAGTGGCAAAATAAACAGAGAGAATGGCCGTCAAATAGAGGCATGTTTGGGTATAGCGGAAGCATTAGTATTTTTAATCCGAAAAATAATGATAGATAATAATGAGATTAGAGACAGTAGCCGATCACAAAGAATTGTTGAATAAATTATGTGATCGATGGATTATGGAAATAGAAATACCAGTTAACATTATAACAATAAAAGTCGATAGCAAGATAGCCACATATTTGCTGGAAAAAATCATTGAAGAGTATGGTTCTGCTGCTATTGGATATAACGTGAGAATGCTTAAATGGTATGAGAATCGTTTTAATAAGACAAAGTTGATTAAATTTGATTAACGACTTAGATAAACTATGAGTATGGATACGATTAAAGTTTTAAAAACATTGTCATTATATGATTATTTTGGTCGGCGTATGGAATATATAAAAGCCGACAATTTAACATTATTCACCGGAGATACTGTGTATCATAAAATATATAATTTTACAATTAAAAGCCATTCAGTACGCATTTATGATACAGTAATTATAGAAATTTGGAGTGCCTACACATCTGTTAAATTAGATTATGATGAGTACTCTAAAATTCCGCATACTTCTTATGAGGAAGAGTTTGGAAATAAGTTTCCAGAATAAACAATGAAATATCCCATTTCATCTTCGAGATGGGTTTTTTATTGCGCACACGTATGCTTTTAGCATATTATTAGATTTAATATTTTAAATACAGGATAAATGAGAACAACTGTAACTATTAATAATAGCGAATTAATTCAAAGATTAGACGATAAAAAAGATGAACTTTGTTTTCCAACACTATCTGATTTAGTATCAATGATATTAAGAAAAGGGTTAGACCATATTGATCGCCATGGGCTTCAGTGGTTTGTTGCAATATCACCAACTAATAAGGAAGATAATGAAAATATATAATACAAAACTTAAAAATTGCCCTTTTTGTGGTGGAGTACCTAAATTAAAAGATATGTATAGCAATAGATACCATATCTCATGCCAATCATGTGAAGCTCAAATAGGTTCTACATGGGGTGATAAGGAGAATCCGGAAGAACTAATTAATATGTGGAATAGAAGGATGATTAATGGATGAATTTTTACTTAGAGCAAAAGAAAAACCAACTAAAAAATGGATTTATGGCACTGGTATAACTGATTTTGTGAATGTTTATCCAGATCGCATAGGACGTAAATATTTGTGGTGTAATTATGGATGGATCGAGGTCTATCCTGAAACGATTAGTCAATATATAGGAACAGATGACTTTGATGGTATAAAGATTTTCGGTGATGATATAGTCAAGCCGATTGGTAAGTTTTACGAAACAACACAAGGGGTTGTAGTTTTTAAAAATCAATCTTTTTGTGTTGACTTAAATAAAGGTAGACTATTTTATTTTCACGAATGGGATATAAAATGGGAAATTATAGGCAATATTCATGATAATCCTGAGCTTTTAAAATAGTTGCGATAAAAGATCATAAACTGAAATTAATTTTAAAAAATATATTGACAAAGTGATTTTAGTTTCATAGTATAAAAAGATTCAGTAACCATTACAAATAACTATTATTCAGGATTTAGTATGTTTTTGAAATTAGTAGCGAGAGAAGCTAAAACAATTTGGTATTACCAAATAAAAAGACGACTTACGAAACATGTATTGCATTTAAAATTTTCAGATATTGAATGTCAGTATTCTGATGTTAGCCTTAAAATACTTGAAAATTTTAATTTTGCGGAATGGAAAAAAGGTACAGATAAAACCGCCAGATTAGTTTTTATAACCTTTTTAGATGATTTGCAAGAAATATCTATAATTGCTGATTGTGATATTTATCTTTTAAATGATACTGGTGAAACTGTTGATATAATTAACAAAGTTTAATATAAATTATCTATTTCGAGCAGATGCATATGTTGATACATCAATTTTTTGTTAGAAACTAAAATGATCATTGTCAATATTATTAAATTTAGCTATTGACAATTTTATGAGGTACTATAAAATTTAAATAATAGCGACAATGCTATAGCTTGACTCGAACCCGCCTTAGTTACTGTTGATTGAGGTGGGTTTTATTTTGTTTAACCCTTATTACGATAAATAAGAAGAAATTATGGTTGAAAATTTTAAGAAGAAGATTAAAGAAGACGGAAGAAATATAAGATGGTTTTATGATAGATACCAAATCAAAAATAAAGCTGATCTAACTTATAGCGGATTAACGGCTCAATTGAATGGGTACGCATCAGTTAAATATGAAGTTAAAAAAGCTATAATGCAATATTTAAATGATATTTAAATAATAACTTTTTCAAGGATGAAAATATGAAATCAGGAAATTTTTATGAGCAAGCAGACTAATTTTTTCAAAATTGATCGTAAACTTTTGGAGCACCCATTATGGCTTTCTGAGCCATTTACTAAAGGTCAAGCTTGGATTGATTTAGTTGGAGCGGCAAATTTTAAGGCTAATTTCTTCTTTAAGAGAGGCATTAAAATCGATGTCAAAAGAGGTCAAACTGGCAAGTCAATTATGTATTTTATGCGGCGTTGGGCGTGGTCGAAAGGCAAAGTTTCTAGGTTCCTTCACTATCTGGAAAACGAGTCGATGATTGAACAAAAAAGAGGCAACCAAACAACGATTGTAACTATCTGTAATTATGAGATTTATCAAGCAACATATAAATCAGGTGATACCGCAAACAGTCCAGCAAATGATACTACAAACGAACCGCAGATGATACCGCAAGTAGTACCGCAAGTAGTACACAAACAAGTAAAGAAAGAAAGAAAGAATAAGAAGAAGAAAGAATGTGAGTTTTCAATTCACTCAAAAATCATTAATTATTTGAATCAAATTTGCGGAACCAGAATCAAACTTGAAAGCGGTAATCGAAAAACAATTATCACAAGCAGGTTAGCCGAAGGTTATTCGTTTGAAGATTTTAAATCAGTAATTGATTTTAAAAACTCAGACTGGAAACCAGGATTAAAATTTAGCAACGGCTCAATAGCGCGTAAATACCTGAAACCGGAAACTTTGTTTATCAATAAAAACTTCGACACGTACCTCAACGAATCGATCATATCAAAACCACAGCAAGTCACACAACAATCTGCACAAAAACTAAAATCGTTCAATGAAATCAAATCACTAATTACAAAATTATTGCCTACTATCGACAATTCAGACAATGACGGAGATTATCGTTTCGATATGCAAATCATGATTAATCACAAGTACTTGCATAAATATTTAGATGACGCAAAAGGATTATTCAGAGATCGCGCAGACAATCAGAAAACAGAGCAAAATATAAAACTAATTTACCAAGCGTATCAGAATGAGCATAGCAGAAATCGCTGATTTATCACTAGAAAAAGCGGTTCTTGGAATATTAATTTCAGAGCCTACGGTATTCAGTCAAGTTGATCCAATTATCGAAAAACTAGAATTTTTTAATGGCTATCATCATAGAACTATTTATTCAGCAATATGCTCGCTAGAGCCTAAAAACATTGATGTCTTGACTATCGCAGATTATTTGAAAAAAAACGGTCAACTTCAAAAAATAGGCGGATATGGTTACTTATCAGAACTTTCAGAATCATTTGAAATTAGCTCTGATATCGACCTAACGGCAGTCTATTATTCAAAGCTACTTAGGGAAGATTATTATGCCCAAAAAGCAATCAGTGAAGCTGACTCGCTCAAGAATAAATTAAAACAAGATGATGAAAATAGTTTCAGTGAAAAAACCTACTCAGTTCATGAATCAATTACTGAAACAATCGAAAATCTGCAATCTTATCAATCAATTATAGGAGCTAGAGAAAATGATTTAAAAACAATCCGAGAAGTAATGCCGGTGATATTTCATGAAATGGAATTAGCCATGAAAGGAGAGTCAAGAATTTGTTTGAGTACTGGGTACAAACAGCTTGATGAGCGTTTAGGCGGTGGCTTGTATCAATCAGAAACAAATATCATAGCAGCCAGACCATCAACAGGTAAAACAGCATTCGCAATGAACATCGCTAGAAATATTTCACCAGCAGGAAAAGTTTTATTTATTTCACTGGAAACAACAGCAGAATCGTTAGCCAGGGATAGATTATTGCCTGTTGTATCAAGAGTTCCAGCGTCTTACATGAGACAGCCACAAAAAATGGAAGAGGGCGATCTTGATAAATTAACCGCCGCTATTAGCCAGTTAGGAGCGTATAGAAATTTTAAAATTTGTGATCAAGCAACAATGAGTATCGCAGATATTGAAGCGTTAGTTAATGCTGAAATGAAAAACGAGGATGGTGGAATTGAGTTGATAATTGTTGATTATTTACAGTTAGTTAAAGGTACTCAGAAAACTTTTAGTAGAGAAAATGAAGTAGCAAATATCTCATCAAGGTTAAGCGCGCTAATCAAAGAACATAATTTATTTTCGTTAATTTTAGCTCAGATGAATCGGGATGTTGAAAAGCAAAAACGAAATCCGATTATTTCAGACCTTAGAGAATCAGGTCAAATTGAGCAAGATGCTGATACGATTACTTTTTTACATAAAGAACCAGACTCTGATGATGATATAATTAAAGCGATTATTAGAAAAAATAGAAATGGAACTCAAGGCGAATGTGATTTTTATTTTAACAAGCGATACTTGAGATTTGAGGAGCAAATTGAGCCTGCAAACCTCTATTGATTAATTGTCACAAATCATAATTTCTATAATAATTATAACTTCTATCACTTCTATAATTTCTACAAAAAACATAATAAGCATAGATTTTGTGAACAATACAAAACTTCTTGACAAACCAAATTTTACTTGTTAATTTAAGCTTATATTCAGTAAATCGAAATTATCAGTTTTATTTCAGTCAGAATATAGCTAAATTTAAGTTTTGCGGCCTGTAGGATTTAAAAGTGGTAGGCAAATAATAGCTGAGTATAGTTTTTAAAAGTTTTTCAATTTTAAATAGGCTAGGACTAATATTTGAACTTTAGGAGAAAAATGAGTAAAATTCTTGTAGAATTCGATGAAAAAGAAATAAAAGCCATGGACATTGAACTTTCCCAAACCAGAATGAGGATGCTTAGAATTCCGGAAAATATTATTTTGGAGTATGTGAAAGAAAATCTTATGGTTGGAGAAGTTTTCAGTAAAGAAAAAATACAAGA